CTATCACCAGCATTACTGGCTTCCAAACGCCCTGTATCCGTATAGCACATGAGTGCGTCGAAGTTCACCGTCATCTTCACCTCTGCATCAGCATCAGCAGCGAGTTCCCATGACTTGACTTTACATCCCTTGTATACACGGGTTAGTTGCTTACTGTCATTAGCACTACCAGGAGCACCATTATATGCTACACTATCCAGTTCATCGGTGTTAGAAGAACCTATATTCCGTGTACGGATACTGGTCTCCAAACAGAAGGAAGGCTGGCGCCACATGCTCCACATTGCCCTAGACTGCCTATTGGCGATATTACCGTAAGCAGAAGTTGTAGCATCGAAATTGGGGCTACCATTAGTGGCAGCATCAGTGAATTGCAAGTAATCGACTCGACTAGCAATATGATTAAAGTTGAATGCATCATCCACGTAGAGCCTCTTCATTCCACTGGTATTATCGACAGCGATGACTCGACGCATCTCGCTACTCTCACTATCATGGAATTGTGCCTGAGTACCAGTCCAGTGTATCCTAGTAGTCGGCTCGACACTGTAGGGTGTCAAAACCTTAGTAGTGTCTCTGATTACGATATAGTCACCGGCTGATACCACAGTGAGGATTGCAGTGTCACCGAAACCAACGTATGTATCACCCATGGCTATCGTATTGCAGTTCACTGCAACGTTGCCAGTGGTCTCTATCGTCTCCTTGATTCCAGTCCCGTTAGTAGCAAGTGGGGTCAAACTGACCGCCTCGTTACCGAGAGCGTAGTAGAACCATCGAGCACTATGCATCATCGTCTCCAAACTCCCACCTTCATTCTTCATGTTCTTGACCTCTTGGACCACGACATCACGCCCTACACCTACAACGTGCGAGCGGAAGACCTCCACCTTAGTTTCTGGAAGACCGACAGTGGCTGCCAATCCAACGAACTGGTCCGCCAAGATTCGCTCGTCACTAGCATTCGCGGTGGGGTTAGCATTCATGTCGGGGTCCATAGTGGGAGTACCCAAAGCGGCAATGTAAATTTCATCTCCTGAAGCGGTAGCACCGACAGCGCCGGCTGCCCCTAATGCTGGTGTGATGACAATTTCCTTCAGACTAGCAACAGTGATGGTACCATCCGCAGCAATCCCATTGGAGACAATAGTGTAGACGTTACCCTTCTGGGAATCATAGGGTGCATAATTACCGGAGGCTGATTTTATCCTCAATTTCGAGCCAGCGAGCATACCCACAGGGTACTTGAGTTGACCTTCTGCATCGAAGAAACCAGACGTGGCACCGGAAAATATGATTCTCGTGGTGTCAGTACTATCGTTACCAGCCCCACCAGCGCCCGTTGTGGCAGTCCAATCGAGGCTAAACGCCCCCCTACTCAATACAATCCCTGTTTCGTGACCTAATGTCACTTCTGCTAAATCCCCACGATATACTGTTGACGGCATGTCGGCTCACCCTATGCGATTAACTCACAGAAAATAACTATTTCTACTTGAAAGGTCATTCTGAACAACTGTTTGGTCCTATCTGATAGGTCCGTTCTGGTCTTATAGAGGAGCCTATCGAAGTTTGCGGCATCTCCTTTTCTCTTAAGATGTACGATGCGTCGTATCTCGTCTTCCATCTCCATCAATTGCTCGCGGCCCCTCACAGTACGAATATCGAGAGTCACGTTTATTCTGGTATGAACGAAGTCATAGAACACCTCTGGCTGCTCCTCGTTATGAGCAGTCTCATAGATGAAAACCGCATCATTCCGGTTAAGGTCGAAGCGCTTACCACGACCGGGTTCCAAAGAAGTGATATCCATGACAACAGGTGTTCTCTGACTGGTATTACCTCTGTTCCAATTTGTAGAAAGAATAGATTGCAATAATGCTACGGACTCAGTCGGCATAATATCACATTCCCGGCAAAGGCCTTTCACTATCGCCTGTCTGTTTGAAGACATCCTTCATAATGTCATTGAAAATCTGGATGTCGTCCAAGGGTTTACCATCTTTCAAAAATTCCCCATCACTATACACACAACCATGGACTGTAGCATTAGCCATTAATACAGGGGTATTACTCTCATCAAGAGCCATAGACATACGCAAAGTTTTGATTATCTCTTCAGGAAGGATAACTTCTACATCTGCCATGTCAGTCAATTGTCATTACCTCCATATAGCGTGGTAGTGTCTCAGCCACTTGAGACTTTAATAGTTGGTATTTCGCTCCTAAGTCTATGTTACTAGTCCCTTCAGGCATCAAAACACTGCGGTCATCCGAGAGTAAGAGGTCCATAGCCACCATCTTAGTGCAGATATCCTCTATAGCCTTCTCGACATATCGCTCACCATACACATATGAAGCCTTTACCGAGTTCCACTGAAAGTAAGGATAAGTGTTATTGAAGTAGATAATACCGAGGTCGTAGTCGCACCACCAGTCACGCAGACGCGCCTCGTCTCCAGTGCCACTACCGAAATAATCAATCTTCAACCTATACTGGGTGAGAGTGAGGGGTTGAAGGTTAACGAAACCACTACCGCCGAGGTCAGTTACTCCTGTAAGAGTAGTAGCCGTTTTACCTGTATAATAAGCACATTTCACAGCAGTCCCAGTCCCAGTACAGATAATACCATAGGGGGTGAGTGCAGAGGTATCTGCCATAGTGATGACCCCACTACCAGAACTACCAGAAACATTGGTGGCTGTGACGACGGTGTCAGTCAGATTAGTGACTTGAAAACCGGTCAAGTTGGTTACTCCGATAGTAGAGGTCTCACCAGCCTCACCACGATTCATGCTGGTTATCTTCAGTTTGGAATTACCATAGTCAGCGTTAGCAGAAGCCATAAACTCATGATGCACATTAGCAATAGTCGTCCCACTAGTTGTAGCAGATGTTTCAAGAGTGAATGAAGGAGAGAAAACAGTCGCGTCCTTCTTCCTCCTAAGGTCTTTATTAATGAGGTCAGCAAGTTGTTGAGCAGCATTAACACTATCAAAATCCGCATTCCAAGTACTCGAACTATTACCCACTTGTAGGGATGCAACTCCACCCCCTCCTGGGCATAAGAAGACATAATCATTCGTAGTCAGAAGAGAGTGGTCAAGTATTTCCAAACGGGCCTCTGCTGACCCTACTTCCCTGTATTCCTGACCCTGCCATATCTCCAGTCGAAGTATCTGCTGGACGTTACGGAACATGAGAGGAATTGTTCCCACATAGTCAGTATAATATCTCCTTCTGTAGGGCTTGTAAGTGTCGAAATTGAGATACTCAGCAGTGGCGAGCATAGGTCTCCATGCGTTATTGCACAGATTATCTATCTTATCCTGCATACGTAGAATCATCGTTTCTACTGCAGCCCGTGTCACTCCACGCCTCTTACCATTGTTGAACGATTGTAGGTTCTGGATAGTGGCGTTGTCAGCCGTATCATAGTCCCCTGCACTACCCCCTACCCACGTGAGGACCACATCAGTACCGTCACGAGCAACATTGGTGAGAGTCACTGTCTCTCCCATCTCCGTATCACTGGCTAACTCGACTTGGTCATTTACCTCGAAACCAACCAAACGTTGGTCGGTTGGGGCTATCTTAGCAGTTGTAGCCCCAGTGTCAGCATTAGCCGTCAAGAGAACGGGGTCGGGGAGTGGAATCTGAAGGATGTCGGCAATTTTCTGGGCCGTAGTATAAATTACTTGGTCGGGGAAAAGAGGTCGTGGCTCACGTTCGCCTGTCTGGAATACTACTGGCATTACCTATCCCCCCCCAACCTTCTTATTTCGAGCCTCGATTTCCGCTACCTTAGCAGGGTCCCATCGCACAGCATCTTCGGGCAACGCGTCTTTAGTTCCAGTTCTAGTAGATACTTTAGCCCTAGCCTCTGCAGTAGTCATAGGGTCTACTGGGACGTCAGGTGGAGTGAACTGGTTGAGTGTAGTAGGTTGAGTCTCTGCTGTCATAGCATCTCTCTCCCTAGCAAGTTCTTTTCGACGTGCTATTTCCCTCCGTTCCCGATTCCATCCCGGCTGGTCCCGCAAAGGTTTCGCCTTCAAGAAAGACCAAGATGCGTCTAGAGCACCCATTATCACTGTCCTCCTCTTTGAGCGCAATTAGAACACAAGCCTGAGCCTGGGGTGGCAGGTTGCTGTCTACACTGAACACAGGCATGTGTTGCGGGAGCAGGCGACTGCTGTGGTCCAACTCGCTGTCGAAGTTGTCCTGGAGTACTAGTGATTTCAGGCCCCATAGGAGCCATATAAGCACTTTGACCGCTCTCTCCTCTCATCGCGAATTTTAGTACAGTCCAAGAGTCATCTAATGCGCTCATACTTTCACATCCACCGCACCTAAGTTATACTCCATTGGTTTGCTGCATGCACCGCAGCGTTCTAAATAGCAGAAGTGAAGCATGCCACAATGCTTGCAACGTGTCCCGCTACCTATGTCAAGCACGTCCCTCACGTTACGTGAACGTGAGTTCTGCTCGCTTATTTGGCCGGAGAGCCGCTCACTTGGACTTGCGTCCGTGCGAACAGACTCCCCGGTTGCGTAATTCCAGCCTTGTTTGGTAAAGCGTTGGAGGTCTTCAGCATCCATAGTTATCCACCTCAGGTGGATACTACTACGTATAAGTTCCCGCCTATCATGTAACTTGTCATGACTTCCAGTGTACTGCTGCCATAGGCGTCATGCAACACCTTAGCAATGCCTCCAGCGACGGTGTTAACCGTCTCCTTAGCCTGGTCAGGCGTAAACTCGTGTACTACTACAGCCATGGGGTGTTACCCCCAATCATCGGCGGCCCAGTATAATGAACCTGCCGCCAACTGCCGCGTCTTCCGTAAAGTGGCCAGTGGTCGTCACGTAGCCAGTCGGATTCGCTTGTTCAGTGGCGCTGTTAGCGGTCACATCGAAGTGTAGTATCTCAGACAAGTAGTCTGAGGCGTCCACTTCAGTGTCACCATTAGCCCATGTTCCGGTCAGTAGTAGTATGCTGCCTATAGTGATAGGCCTGTCGTCAAAATTAATTGCCATGTAAATCACTCCTCCTGTGCGACCTCAGCCGCTAGTACCTCATCAACCTTTTCCAGCATCTTTGCTTTTGTGGCGCGGATACCAGACATCTCGACTTCATGCTCGAACAACCATTGCTGGATGTCGGCCTTGAGCCATTTCATGTCTGGCAGTCCGTCGCCATCGTCTAGCGAGAACTCGTCGTCCTCTATCTGCCAGTGGGTTTCTTTGAAAGCACTGCGTCGCTTATCCAACCACTCCTGGGTGACACTGACAGGCGTATGCCTGTCAAACTCACCATACTTAGTACGTGTGTACCGCGTTTTTCCTCTCCAGAGTAGTGTGGGCATCGAGGTCACCTCAGTATCAGACCAGCACCAGCCAAAGTTCCATTGCAGTTAGGTCATCAGTAGTGCCGTCAGCAGTTGCTTCCATGTCGAAGGTTAGGACCAAATCACTGGTCTTCACTATCGCAATGTTAGCCGTTGCATCAGCACGCTGTGCGACACAAGATACAATTTTGCTGCACGTCCCCGATAGGGTCAGTGTAGCGGCTTCGGTTACATCCGCTGCTAGGCTTAGAAGGACCAACCTTGGATTATACCGGTTGGTTCCGTCACTCTGTCGAGCCGCAAAGTCAGTTAGGGCTCCGGGGTAAGCCGAAATCCATGTTCCGTCGTCTTGGTCCACTCCACCTTGCAATTGTAGGTCTAGGTTCATCGTTGGGGTTCCTGCACTCGCGGTGTAGGTTATTCCTCTGTGTGTTATTGCTGCCATTATTCATCGCCTCCTGTATATCCTCCATAAACCTCATGCAAGGTCACGGATGGAACCTCCTGCACCGAAGAAGGAATCCCAAACCTCACCCATGGTGCGGTAAAGGCCTTCCTGGCCTAGTCTATTGATGGCGAACGGGTCGCCCGTTTCGATACCCGACTCGAAGTACTGTGTCGGGATGGCTGTCTGGAACCACAGGTAATCAGTATCGAAGTAATAAATCCTCGATATTCCTGAGGTGTCCTGCACTACGTCCTTGGACGGAATCAGGGGCACACCGTTGTAGGTAGCCACGATGAATCCAGCCTCAATACCGGGAACACCCTTCACACCGTTGTAGGTGGGGGTGACCCTCTTAGACTCCATGAACCTCTGCTGGCTTTGTAGCAGTTGTTGTACGCGCATGAGGGTATCATACCCAGTCAGCATCACCTTAGGGTTACCACCACGAGTCCAAATCTGCTGGAACAATCCGTCCAGTTGATTCAGGCTCAGGTTCCTGTTGGTGTTCGCTGCTGTAGAAACATTCACTTCAGCACTGTGGAAGTCTGCAGTTCCATCACGGGTGATAGAGTACAGGTCGTGGTCCGTAGTTGCACTAACGTGTCCGGTACCGGTCGTCATTGCATCCGGGTCCGTGGTTAGCCTGTCGAGAGACTCTAGGTCGTTTCCTGCCAGATTCTCGACGTCACTTAGAAGCATCCTATTGATGTGGTCAGCGTGATGCTTTCCCATCTCTTCCTTTAGCACTTGGCGCACATCACCGAGACCATCATCCTTATCGGAAAGGAACATGCTCACTTCGCTCAGGTCGAACGAGTGACCAATGGTCTTAGGCTTTGCAGCCACGTGTAGGAAGTCAGGCTTCGTGGTGTCAGGGAGAGTGGCGTTCTCAGCCAGACCGCCGCCAATGTCGAAACTTGGCTTAGCGGTGATGATTCTCCATCCACTGCGCTCCCAGGGCTTCTTCGGCAAAATGCTGAACGCGTTGAACTCTTGGTTCAGTTGCGACCAGACCTTGCGTCCGTATATCGCCTGGTAGGTACCAGCCGTGGTACTCATTAGCGGAGCATCCGCCTTGAGTATGTCACCGCTACTGTAGGTGTACCCTGTCAGTGCGGTACCACCGTAGTAGTACCTCTCCATATCTTGTATTGTCCTTACATAATCACGTGCCATCAGTTGTCGCCTCCTTGTAGGGCCTTACCAGCCATTCGATGGACATCGTCCCATGACATCTCTGCCAAATCCTTGGTTTCAGGAACTGTCATCATGTCGACGGAGGCGCCTTTGGTTATGGTTTCTCCGCTTTCGATGGTCACGTTCTCTATCCTCTCAGAGATAGCAAGGACCGCCTTCTGCAGGTCCTCTAGGGGACCACGAGCGTCGAATCGAGTTCGCGCCTCAAAGTGCTCCTTGTTGTTTATCTCCTTCTGGAGCCTCATTGAGAACTCATTCCCAAGGTCCGTCTTGAACGCCTGCTCTAGAGCGGCGGCCTTGTAAACCTGGTATGCTTCTTCAATCTGGCCCGGAGACACTGCCTCACGGTCGATGTAATCATCAGCCTTGATGACGTTCTTGTTACCGCTTGGTCCAGCACCGAAATTCATCTTCGGCCTCTTACTCGAGTCATCCTCACCAGCGCCCTCAATGCTACCCTGACCTCTGTGGTCAAAGCCATGAGCACCCTCTTGTAGGTATGCCTTCTCGACTCCCTCAGTATCATCAAAGTGACCGCGTGCAGATGCTGGGTCATACCCAGCAGACTTCACTGTCGACTCCAACCACTGTAGGTAATCTGTGGTAATCACGTCATCGAGGTTAGACTTATCCACCTTATCGGACTTTTCTTTCGCCTCTTTGTCTTCTGCTTTATCAGTGCTTTCTTCGGCCTTATCCTTGGCTTCCTTATCTTCGGACTTATCGTCAGAAGAGTCAGCACCCTTCACGGTTGCCTCAGCCTCGTCGGCGTCATCGAGACGCTTCGAGAGCCTCTCTAAAACACTTTGCAGTTCATTCATTGTTTCATTTTCATCTGTCATATTGTTTTCACCTTTGGTTGTTGTATCCTCCTTAAGGATTCTAAATTGGGCCTCTGGATTGATGCCCTTTTCACAAATGGTTACCTCATGCAACTCCATACGGCGTATTTCACGATAGTCGCCTCTAGCGCCATCATTCTTATTGACACGCTCGAAAGCCTGTCCACCGATGGAGAACGACTTAAGGTTCCCCTTGCGAATTTCTGCGGCCACTTCTCGGGCCTTCTCTATGTCATCACGTAGTTTAATGACAACGAACATACCAGTCTCGTCTACTTCAGACTTCCACATTCTACCACCTGTGTCTGTATAATCAGGGACAACCTCCCCGACTTGTATGTTGGAATGTGCTAGTTGTACGTTTCTGAATCCAGGTGACTTCATAAAACGAAAGAAAGCGTCCTTGAGTGCTTCTTTAGTAATTAGGTCTCCTTGTTTATCGACCATCTCCACAGAAGCATAGCCTGCAACTATGAGGTCACTTGACCTACCTTTCAGTAAAATGGGACTCTCAAGAGGTGCCTCCATCATTAACATTAAGTGGATGATATCATCTTATGGTAATTAAATCCCTATTACGAAATGGCGATTTTAATGTGTTTCTTACGTTCTTCTTTTCTAGGAGGTTTGGCTTCAGGGCAATTTTCCATCTTATGCGCACCCCCCTGTTCACAAATTTGTCCTTTCTTAGCACCACACCAGCAATCGCCCCCCTTCTCTTGACGATGTTCGGGGTCGTGGTCAGGGAGATTCTTGGGTTCTGTGAGTTGGGTAGGACCAGAAGGTGATTCAACAGGTGTAGCAAAATCAAAACCTAGAGCCTTAGGACCAGTCCAAGTTATCTTTTCTTTGAGAAGACCTTCTAATGCTTCTAATGCTATTACCAATTCCTTGGTAATTTTTGGGTCCTTGAGTATTCTCTCTGCTGGCTTCAATACTTTCTTTGGCGTCTTATCATGATTAGCAGGTGGTTCTGGTACCACATTTGCCTTTTTGGCCTTCTTGGTTTCGACTTCGGAACGCAAAAACACTGCAGCCAATGGAGACCAATATTCCTTCTGGCTTTCTGCTAACGTCCATGCGTACTCATGAGGCGCATCCACACCCTTAACCATAGAAGCGTGACCGGAAAAATCAGTCTCATATACGACGTGACATGAAGGTAACTCCACATGGATAGAGCCCTTTTTCACTCTAACTTTATGCGGGACATGAGTGCTTTTCTCTCCCGCTAATATTCTCAAGGTCTCTATGCTATCTGTGGCTCCAGTCTCTGAGTCTTTGATGTACTTAGCACCATTAAGAGTGTATATCGGGAACTTATTTCGCCTTAAGGTAGTTATCGCTGGAGTCTTCACTGTGATGAAATCACCTGGACTCAAATCATTATGATTAATATGACCCACGTCCATATACGACTTACCTTCGTACTTCACTGCTCTATTACCAATCTCTTTTGCATCCTCATCATAGAGTGGTCCAACACCAAGTAAATGACGAGACCCTTCACTTTCCAGAACTATAGCATCTACCTGTTTCTCGGGAGTCAGGAGAAGCCATTTCGGGTGTCTACTCTCCCCTCTCATATAGGTAGACTCTGCATCTCTAAGGAGCACTTGCTTCACCCCCTTCTCCTTGAAAAGGTCCTTCACAGCCCGTTCCAACCCCTCAGAATCAACTCGTTTGGTGTTTATTGGGGCTGGTATCGCCACCTCCTCGGTGGCATTGAAGTTGGCCCGAAGATGTCGTATTCGGTCTTTAGCGAAAGAGTTCTCCATATCCTCAGCACCTGATTTCAGGACATCGACCAAATGGAGAGTCTCACCAGTCCAAATAGCATCTGCTAGGTAGTCCTTATCGAAAGAGGCCCTAAGCCCTTCTCTGACCTGGTTAGGTAAAGAGACAGTATCCCTTTCATGATTATAGGCAGTGATGCGCTTCCCCTTTTTGGAAACAATAAGTCTCTGCCCTTTAGGCCAAGACGACACCACCCAATCATCAGAGAACCCCTTGAAATGGTCTAAATCAGAAAGTTGGAATATTCTATGCATGGGTTTGATAGGCATTGGCTTACCTTTGTCCTTATCCTTATCTTCCCCTTTATACAGCAAATCGAGGTCTGTGAGGACATCTAAGGACTTGTACTCCACACCACCACTGTAGTCGTCTAATCCTTTAGGGTTTCTCTCCTCTCTCATATCCACATCACCCGCCCAATCCGGTCTCATAGCATTAGTTACCTCTGGGTGTACATCTATGGGCGCTGACATAGTACTGTCTCCAGCCACCTTATTTGAGAAGAACTCACCCACCCGTGTATTAGTGAGGTAAGTGGACACTCTAGACCCAATAGCCTTGATTCTATCCCTGTACGGCTGTGCTTTCCCATAATTGGTATCGTATTCCTCCTCCTCCTCTAAAGGCTCGTTTTGATATCCTCGAAGCCGACGTCTATCCGCTCCAGGTTCAGCAATGACATAAGACGTAGGTTTGAAAGTTCTACCCTTCAAGAACAAGAAGTTGGCGAGATTTTTTAAATTACCAGAGAGGGAACGAGACTCATTCTGTGTAACAGCATTCAAATGTTCGGGGAGAGCCAAATTCCCCGTATTGTATCTACCCTCTCCTTTAGCAGCACGTAAATCTGATGTAATTACGTCTAGGAGATTCTGCTTCTTAGTGTTCCTAAAAGTCAACCAAGCCAACTGTCGATAAAGGTCCTTTGGACTAATCTGCTCTTTAAGGTCCCGTTCCCAGTTCTCCCATAAAAGGGAACTCCTCTTAGCCATTCCACCTCTCAAGGTAGCCTCAGTATCCTTCCTTGTATTGAACTTCTTTTCACTCCTACGTCTCCACCAACTCAACGGCTGCGTTGATTCTCTATCATTCCCTTCTGGGAATTTCTCATGCGGGTAATGATGACCTACATCCCGCATACTCTTAACATTTTTACCGAAAACTTTCTCCTGCTCGTCACTAGATAATGCAGTCAAAGGTATCTTCTTGTTAGTTTTTCGGTCATGGGAAGGTGAAACACTATCCAATATCGCGTTCAGTTGCTCCTCTACAGGCTCTGGAGTCATGCCACAACTCTCAAAAATCTCCGTTACCCGAGGGTCTTTGGACCAAATGTAATGCTTGAGAATATCGTGGCCCCAAAGAGAGTCCGCACCTTGGCTCTCATGGAAGACCTTAGCAAGCGGGTGGTCTCTATCATCTGCAAGGCTATCTATCTTAATGTAGTCACGGCTGGGGTATACAGTGCGAGTGCGTCGAATACTCTCTTCATCTGAACCGTTAAGGCTATCCTCCACATACTGCTGCCATGCGGCTCCATTTGGGTCATCAGGGAAAGACTTGAGACCACCTTCTGACTCGAAAAGAAAGTCGCTGATTTTCTTACGAATATGAGGGTCACGTTGGGAAATATACTCGAGTGCGCTTTCCCGAACCTCATGCACTGTCTTGATTTTCGCTTGCCTCTCTGCTTTGTCGTCCGCAGGGTTCAACCTAAGTTCGTTATCCATCCATTGCTGCAAAACCCCCACGATAGAATCCGCTTCTGTATAACTCTGTGGATTCTCGGCTCGGTGCAAGAATGCTTGATTTAGTTCCATCAACGGAACAGTCTTCTTCATAGCATGGAAACAGTCAACCTCCTTAGAAAGATAAGCACACATTAGGCTCAGTGTCCCACCAGTAAACTCTGCCTCATCCTGCTCCATGCCAGCCTTATCATGAGTGTAACCTGAGAGAGTACCAAGCGCGTGTTGCTCCGCGTCATCCATTAGTGGACGTGCTAACTCCTCAATTTCATCAAATTGCGGACTACTTCTACCACCAGAGACGTATTCACCCCACTCACGCATCACGTTCTGAACCCACTGCTCCATAACTAACGAGGGATGTTCTCCAACAGCCCTATAGTTCCCCTTCTTCCCCCCAAGTTTGACGACACTAATAGGGTCAATTTCCAAGTACTTATTCTCCATAAAACCTTGGAGTATCTTACCATATTCATCACCTTCCCACATCTTTGTATTCTCGTTAAGGAAAGGGTTCTTTGATGCGTGTTCTGATAAGCGAGGCTGTTTACGAGCCTCCCTCTGCAGTCCGGGATTGTCAGAGTAAATGATATTGAATGGAGACGTTCTCTTGTGCATCTCTCGGACTTCCGAGTCTCTCACCTCATCGTAGAATTCTGGGGCGAAGATAAGTTTACGACGACCAGTCTGTCTACTTCCTTGAGGTTTCATTTGGATATAGTACGCGTTCGGGTTGATATCCGGGGTCCCCTCAGGTAAGTCACTACCCCGACTAACTGGGTAGTAGTAGGCATTCGGCGGTGCTTTTAGCGTATCATCTTTCATACGGAGACGCTCTGCCCAATGAGTACGCCTCCTCACTCTAGGTTCCAACTTACCTGTAGGGGTATTTTTCGTGACTCCCATAAAGGAACCCCATAGAGTAGTGGAATCCATCAATGGGGATATATCATCATTCATCCACTCGGGTGGCACCCCAACTTCATTCCACTTCCAATTTAGGAATGGGTCTGGGTTCATGATAACCAACTTCCCTGAATCCTTATCGAAACTATCACCATACTTGAGAGGCTCTCCACCGATACCCCACAGGGCATTCGTGAATGCATGCCTCGCTTGCCTTGAGGCTGCTCTGTTGGACTTAGGTTGGGCTCCCCCGCCTGCCTGATAGTGTATTTGAGAGAAGCCAGTATGCATACCAGTATCACGAAGTATGTGGTCAGTGCCCTTACCATAACCAGCAGTTAAACGGGTCTTATTCTTACCTTTCTCTTCTGCCTGGCCGGCTTGGTTACGCATGACATCATCAGGGTGAGCGGTGTCCACTCTCTCTGGGTATATCTGGTTGAGTCCAGCCTTAGAAAAAAGGCTCGCTGCTCGTATGAAATGTAGGAACCCCTCTAATGGTGACCCTCTCTTCCGTTCGGGGAGAACAGGGGGAGTTATCTCATCGACCCCTTTACCCCAATTCAACTTCTTACCAACACTGTTATTCACATCGAAACCTATGTGACGCTGCTGAAGAAGCCTCATAGCCTTGTTAGTATTCATGACCGAGAACATCATAAGACCGATTGACGAAGTGATTGGTATGTGCCCGTTATAGTCATTCTCGGAAAGGTCGGGGGTTGTACGTAAAAACCTCAAAGAACCTTTCACATCCTCATTCTCTACATAAGGTGCTTCGTCATCAAAACTGAGAAAACCTCCTATATGCTCACGGACAGCGTGCTTGAGTAACCATTCGAGGCTCATCGGCTCCTTCTCTTTTTCAGGCACCTGGTCAACTCCAGCAAGCGTGTCTTGGTCTGGTCTCTCTGCGATGTTTGGGTCCTCCTCCGGTAGAGGGGTCATATGATTCAAGAGTTCACTCAACCTACCATAACGTGTAGGGTCAGCACGAATAGTCTCAATGTCCACACCACCCTTCTTGTCGAATAAAGCACGGTGCATGTAAGTACCAAGACAGTCCTTGTAAATTTTCTTGGGGTTCCACCCGAAATCCTTGCAAACGTCCTCTCCCACTGTCTTAGTAGTGATGTTTTTCGGTAGGGCTCTCATATCAGAGAGTTCCTGCATACTCTCTTCCACCGGACGGAACAAGAAAGGGTAACGCTTGGCAAACACAGTCATGACATCCGAGGAAGTCATATCCCGACCGCCACTTTTCCCATGTACCTGCCAGTCGGGATAGAAGACGCTAGTTTCGTGGGACTGGTCCTTATCCTTGTGGTCGAAGTTATGTGACTTGAGTGGCTTCATTGGAAACATATAATGCCACGCCATTAACTGGGCTAAGGCACTATGGTCAGCGAACAACTCACTGTAGTCACCCGCTCCACCTGAGTTCAAATCCAACCAGTTGCTAATTTGTTGTTTCATCCTCTCAGGTATCTTAACACCCTGCCTAACCGGATTACTCCAATGCTCTAACCACTCCTCTATTTTGGTCAGAGAGGAGAAATCAAAACCACTAGGAATCTGATGTTTATGATTCCAATTGTCAGAAAACATCCCATAGATATAGTCTTGTATCGGACTCTTCCCTCTCCCTGTTCCCTCTTCTCGATATGCATACTCCTCTGACTCATCCCATTGTTTGTGAGCCTCTTTCATGGCTTGACCGAAAGCAGCCTCTATAGGTTCAGATTCAGTACCGAAGACAGTGGGGGCGATATGTCCATCCTGAGTATAAGGAGAAGATTGTAAATGCCCTGCTATGGCACAGACGGTCTTGAACGCCATTCTTGACATGTAGCCGAAGAACTCTCCTGCAGTAAAACCACCACCACCCCCCTTCTTGGCTGACTCAGTACCATCATCAAATAGTACGTTATAGTTATCGTCTGTATCAAACAACGCCTTCCCATTATCATCTACATTCGCCAAAGTTTGCTCCAAAGCGACTAAATTCTCCTCATCGCTATCCGTCCACTCTTCAGGTTTGTTGTACCGTCGCGACTTGAGAATGTCTAAGTTGACATGTGTGAAGCATACCTCTAGGGCAACATATCCTTCCATATCACCTCCTAGTCTAGACTCCTCTTTCTTGGGGTCAGAATCTAGCATATCTAATCCAAAGAGGTGAGGTAGGTCCCCCATCTGCATTTTTAGTTCAATCTGTGAATCGTACTCAGGGTGTTTGAGAGCATCTAGATAAGCCTCCTCCGACACTATAGGAGAACCGTCCTCTTCATAGAGGACCTCCTGAATAAAGGATGTCAGACAACCGTCCATCATCATGGCTTTATGGTCCACAAAAACGATGCGTTTCTGTTTCTCATCAAGAGGGGATTCTGGGTATATCTCATCATACCACTCCTCCCATTGACGAAAGCCGCGCTCATATAACCTAGACCTCATCTCCGGGTTCATTGTACCAAACACATCAGGAGAGAGGTGACCTGAGTCACGCTTCATTCGCATCTTGATAGACTGTATCTTGACCCGTCTTTCGGGGTCATCAGAGTCTACTTCAGGCCCTATACGCCCTTCCTCGTTCGCTAATTTGGTCATGATACTTTTCTCATGCTCATCGTGCACAGGGTCCTTGAGTTTGACATAGTGTTTGGATTCAGGGTGGTAATACGCCCGTAGTAACTGATACATCTTAGGGTGCTCTGGGTTAGTACCCCTGAAGTACCCGAGAGAGGCCCACTCATCGACCTTGCCGTCAGTGCGTAATTTGGAACGAGAGGAATAAATATCAGTTATGTAATCATCAAGGTTGAAAAAAGTCTTCAACTTATTCGGTAGGTCTTCCATCATCACCTTATCCCTATTTTTAGGGAATGATGGGTGAGAGACAGTCAAACGTCTACTGGGTACAGCCTCCTGCCGCTTCCGCCACTCGTCCTCGGAGATGGACGTGACCTCATTTTTCCGACCACCAAAACCTTTCCCTTTCCCTTGTCTGAAAAATCTCTCTGCACTTATCCGTTTTTTCTCGTCCTTAGAATCCTCTGGTTTATCATGGGTCAATCTGAATCCAGTACCACCAGGTGGAGGACTCTCACCAGCCGCTACCGCATCACGACGTGTCTTGACCTTAGTCTTGGCTTTCAACAAGTCCTCCATCTTCTGGAGGACGTCGTCCCATTCTAGGTCGTGGCCGTGGTTGGTAAGGTTCTGACAGGCGAAGTGCAAATCTGCAGCGTCGTCTTCATCATCTGATTTCTGGAATCTGGCTTTCGCACTCAGGAAGTAGTCGTGAGCATTTTCCTGCACACAATCACCACCGCCTCATCACATTCCGGGCGGGGCACCGCCGCCACCCATTGGGGGTCCAGCAGCCAATCCAGGTGGGCCATCACTACCCATCTCATCCATGCCAGCGTCTTCTCCACCACCAGCCATTTCACTTAGTTTGTCGACCATATCATGTATTTTCATACTGAGTTCTGAAGCATCATCCGGCATATCTTCCTCATCACCCATACCAGGAGGTCCACCATCTCCCATGTCATCTTCAGGTGGTCCACCATCACCCATACCAGGTGGTCCACCAGGAGGAGGTCCACCACCACCCGCTAGCATAGCAGCCAGAGGGTTTGGTTTTGCCTTCTTTACACCAGAAGAGCCAGCGCCGTATCTCTCAGAAGTTTCGGCTGAGAACGTATCCCCACCAGCATTATTCTCATGAGCAGATAATGCAGAGCCAGACTGATGCGGGTTAGCATCTATGAAAGTGACATTCTCAGTTGAGGAACCTCTTTTAGTAACTGACTCTATACCCTCACTTGGTTGATTCTGATTCGTC